ATCAGCAGAGCCAGACAACGACTTTGCAGTACCATCTAGTTAAACATGGCTGACAAAGAGGCAGTGCCTGTAGAGGGAACAGATATTGATGTTAATATCTGGACAATGCCTGCGGTGTTCGTATTAGAGACTCGTATGCCAGATGGCATGGTTGAGGACTTAAACACCTATCTTGACGATCTTAGAGAACAAGCAGATAAAGAGTCTTTGGCTCATTCATTGGTAGGGCAGATTGCTCATGGTGAGCAACTGAACATGGACCCAGAGCATGAAAAGGTTAGGCAGTATTCTAAGTTTATAACCAGTTTAGGTGCTCAATACATTAATCATTTTATGAAAAGTACAGGGCAATCTTTACCTAAAAATAGGCAAGTTGCTATAGACGAAACTTGGTCGGTACACAGTTATGCTGGTGATTACAACCCAATACACGATCACGGCACTAAAACGATTATGGGCATATCAACAACTTGTTGGACTAAAGTACCACAACAAATACTGGATCAACCTGCTGCTGGAAGCCCTATGTATAATAAATATGAAGCCTCTGGTGCGTGTGATGGGTACTTAGCATTTAACTATGGTCGCAATGAAATAATGAATGTAGAACGATTAAGACCACCACAAAGTTTTGAAGTACAGCCTGAAGTAGGAAAACTGTATATTTTTCCTTCTTGGCTTTCTCACATGGTTTATCCATTTAGAGGCGAAGGAGAAAGACGAACAGTTGCTTCTAACCTTAATTGTTGGGAAGTAGAGCCGGCAACATGAGTAAAGTTTCAGATATAGAATTTGAATTAAATACTAGGATTTCAAACGTGCATACACGAATAGAAAAACACGAAGCGGTTTGTGCAGAACGATGGCTTGAAATGTTAAATCGTGTAAAAAGAATTGAACATTTTATTGTTGCTACACTGATTACTTTAGTTGTAGGCATGGCATCAATAATTTTTGGAGGTTGATGTGCCTCTATCAAGATATACTTTTCAACCCGGAATTAATAAAGAAGGAACTTCTTACAGTAATGAAGGAGGATGGTATGACTGCGATAAAGTTAGATTTAGAGCAGGCAGACCTGAAAAAATAGGTGGTTGGGTAAAAAATAATCTTAATACTTTTTTAGGTCTTTGTAGAAAACTACATCAATGGGTTGCTTTAGATTCAGATAAGTTTATAGGTTTAGGAACTAATTTAAAATTGTATTTAAATAAAGGTTCTAATTATTATGATATAACGCCTATAAGAGCAACTACTTCTGCTGGTGATGTAACATTTTCAGCTTCAAATGGTGATGCAACTATTACTGTAGCTGATACAGCACATGGTGCAGTAAAAAATGATTTCGTAACTTTTAGTGGTGCTGCTAGTTTAGGTGGTAATATAACAGCTGCTGTTCTTAATCAAGAATATCAAATAGCAACGATTGTAAACGCAAATAGTTACACTATAGAGGCTAAAGATACAGATGGTGCTACAGTTACAGCAAACGCAAGTGACACAGGAAATGGTGGATCAAGTGTTGTTGGAGCATATCAAATTAATGTAGGTCTTAATGATTATGTTTCTGGTTTTGGTTTTGGTTCTGGTTATTTTGGTGAAAGTTCTTGGGGTGGAGGAACTTCTGGATTTTCTTCACAATTAAGATTATGGAGTATTGATAATTTTGGAGAAGATATGATTTCTAATCCAAGAGGCGGTGGTTTATTTTATTGGGATAAAACTAATGGAGAAAGCACAAGATCAGTAAATTTTTCAAGTTTATCAGGTGCATCTGATGTTCCAACAATAGCAAATCAAATTATTGTTTCTGAAACCGATAGACATATTTTAGCTTTAGGAGCAAATACAATAGGCACTTCTACTCAAGACCCAATGTTAGTTAGATGGTGCAATCAAGAAGATGCTGCTATGTGGACACCTAAAACTACAAATACTGCAGGAAGTATAAGATTATCTGCTGGCTCTAAAATAATTGGTGCTGTAAGAACTAGAGAAGAAATTATTATTTTTACAGATATAGCTTTATATGCTGTTCAGTTTATAGGACCTCCTTTTACTTTTGGTGTTAATTTAGTTACTCAATCTGTAAGTATGGTTTCACCACAAGCTGCTATTAATGCTAATAACGCTATATATTTTATGGATGAAGATAATTTTTATATTTACGAAGGTGGTGTTCAATCTTTACCTTGTACTGTTAGAGCATATGTATTTGATGATTTTAACTATTCTCAAGTTTATAAAGTGTTTGCTGCAAAAAATGCAAAATTTAATGAAGTAACTTGGTTTTATTGTTCTTCTTCATCAACAGAAATAGATCGTTATGTTACATATAATTATTTAGATAAAGTATGGCATATAGGAAATATGGATAGAACAGCTTGGATTGATATTGGATCATCTACTGTTGCTCCTTTAGCTGCAGGTACAAATAATTATTTATATGACCATGAAACAGGTTCTAATGCAGATGGTTCTGCAATGACTGCATTTGTAGAAAGTGCAGACTTTGATGCAGGTGATGGCAATCAATTTATGTTTATAAATAGGATAATACCTGATGTTTTATTTTATGGTTCATCTACTGATCCAACAGTAACTTATTCAATTAAAACAAGGAATTATCCACTTGGTACTTTAACAACAGCAACTACAGCTTCAGTTGGTTCTAGTACAGGTGTTTCTAATGTTAGAGCAAGAGCAAGGCAAATGAGAGTTAGAGTTGAAAGTACAGATGAAGATAATCTTTGGCGTTTAGGTGATACTAGATTTGATATACGTCAGGATGGTAGAAGATGAGCGATTCTTTTAACGTAAAAGAACCATTAGAGTTGCCTAAATTAGAATATGATCGAAACTATTTTTTTAGGTTAATTAATCAATTACGATTAAAATTTAATCAAATACAATCACCAAATGAAATAAGGTCTGTTCAACAAGCATTTGATTGGTATATATCTTAATGGCTAATAATTATAAAAATGTAATAACCAGTCTTTCTAGCACAGATGCTACAAGTGTTTATACAGTTCCTAACGATAAAGTTGCTATTGTTAAAACTTTAAGTGCTTACAATATAGATGGTAGCAGTGCTATGACGCTTACTGTTCAGATGACAGATACAAGCGAAAGTGTTACAGTAACATGGGATAAAGAATCTATTGCTGCTGAGACTCGCAAAGCTTTTTTAACCAATGGCGAAGTTTTAGTATTAGATGAAGCTGATATAATAAAATTAACTGCAAGTTCAGCTAATAAATTTAATATTTTTATAAGTGTATTAGAAACAGATTAACGAGAGACCACAATGAATAAAAGAAATCCACTTAAAGATGCAGCTAACCATTTAGCTTCTAAGGGCAGATATGGTGATACCATGCTTGTACACATGAATCCTATAGAAGTTGATATGCTGGCTTCTCTGTCGCCCACAGGCGAATTAACCACTAATCCAGACACAGGACAAAAAGAAGCATTTTTACCTTTGCTTTTTTCTATGGCTGCTCCTGCTATTGCGGGAGCATCAATGCCAGCATTGGCTGCATCCGCTTTGGGTACTGGTATTGGAACAATAGCTGAAGGTGGAAGTCTTAAAGAAGGTATTACAGCAGGTCTTATGGGTGGTATAACTGGTGGTTTACTAGATAAAGCTATTGGTGGAAGTGAAATGTTTAAAGATATAGTAAAACCTGCTACTGAATCTGTTGGAACAACTGCTGCTGATATTACACAAGCTACTGGTGGTGCTATGCCTCCTATGGGTAGCGGAGTAAGTGATGCATTATCAGTCGTTCCTACTGCTGCTCGTCCTGTTTCTGATCCTAATATTTTTCAAAGAATGGGCAATGTAGCATCAAATGCTCTTAGTCCTGAAAATATAGGACAAACAGCAGGAAGTGCAGCTTCTGGTTTAGTTGGAGAAATGTATGTTCCTTTTGATACTCCTGAAGCATTAGAAGAAGAAAGTGAATTTCAGTATGAAGGACCATATATGCCTACAGAACAAAGAAGAATGATTCCTATGGGTGATCCTTTAACTTCTGCTTTTGAAGGCGAACAAATGATGTTAGAAGGTGATGTTTTGCCACAAGGATATAATATGCGTCCTGATGGTTTTAACATTGGTGGATTAATACAAAGATTTGAAGAAGGCGGTATGCCTGATGATCCTCAAAAACAAATAGAAGCTATGGCTAATGAGCAAAGAAAAAGATTTAGAGACTTTCAGCCTGAAGGCATGCTTAAAGGTACTTTCTTTGATTATGTTCCTGATAAAGTACAAGCTACTAAGTTTATGATGGACCGAATGGGAATGCCTGTTCCTCCTGCAGTGGGTAATCCTGTTCCTAGAATTCCACAAGATACTATAGATGATCGTGGACCAGATTTTAGATTTAGTGAAGAAGAATTATTATTGCCTAAAAGAAAAAAATTAATGGAGCCTGTTAGATAATGGCAAAAAAAGGCGGAGCAACACCACAAGGACCACAGTTTCAGTCCTACCCTCAAATGAGTAATTATGTAATGGGTAGCATGGGCGGAGCAATTGGAGGCAGAGGTCTTGGTTTTGGCAATGTTGGTATACCTAATATTGGTACTCCACCATCAGGAAAAGGTGGTATGGGAAATAATATAGGTCAAAGCAGGATTCCTGAACGTGCGCCAATGCCTAGTTTAATGAATCAATACAGTTCATTAAATAGAGGTGTTATGCCTTTTCAGCCTTTAGGAATAAGGGGATATAGCCCTCAATCTTATCCGATGTTTCAACCTACATATGATCCTTTTGATAGAGGAAGTTATTATAGACCTAGACAAGATACAACTTATATACAGCCTCCTATACAGCCTCCTGTGCAACCACCAATAATGCCACCTATAAATTTTCCTTTTAGTCAACCACCTGCAAATCCATTAAATGCAGTAGATAGTTTT